CACTTCTCTGACTGGGATTAAATACTATGCGAGACCTACCAAAATAAACTCAAACAAACTCGGAGGAAATCGAACATGACCACAAAAATTCAAAGAAACGATGCGCATTCCGAAGAATTCATGAGGAGCGCAGAGCAAATGGAGCGTGAGCGTCTGTTGGCGCTGTATCAGAACATTCCAGACAAAAAATTGAAGCTCGTCCTCGGATTGATTGACGAGGCAGCTCGTGACAAGGTGCGGTTGGACAATCTGTGGGAAGACATTGCCAAGAATGGCGAGTGGGAATGGTTTAGCCAGTCGGATAAGACGGAGCCATATCGCAGAGAATCGGTGGCGAGCAAACAGGCAAACAATGTGCAGAAGAATTACATGAATATCATTGCTCGACTCGATTCTATGTTGCCAATCGAATCGGAGGAAGGCGGAGACGAGCTTGATGCCTTCATTGCGGAATGAATTACATTCTCCAGTATTATCAGCAGATAAAGGATGGCACTGTCACTGTCGGAGAGTGGACGAGATTAGCCTACGAATACATCATGGAAGGATTGCAGAAGAAATCCTTCTTTTTTGATGCGAAAAAGGCGAATAAAGCAATCGACTACATTGAAAAATTCTGTCGGCATGCCGAAGGCGAATTGGCACCACAGCGCATCCGATTGGAGCTGTGGCAGAAGGCGTTTGTTTCTGCGGTGTTTGGGATTGTCGATGAGGATGGTCTTCGAAACTTTCGAGAGGTATGTCTCATTGTCGGTCGCAAGAATGGCAAGAGTTTGCTTCTATCAGCCATTGCCAGTTTCTGTGCGTTTTCAGATGGCGAGTATGGCGGTCGGATTTACTTCACAGCGCCAAAAATGGAACAGGCTTCACAATGCTTTGATGCATTTGTGGAGACTGTGAAGAAGGAGCCTGTTCTTGCCAAGAGGGCAAAGAAAAGACGGACGGATGTATACATCGAATCTACAAATACCACCATCAAGCCACTCGCATACTCTGCGAAGCGCAGCGATGGCTTGAATTGCAGTCTTGTGGTGGCGGACGAAATCAGCAGTTGGGATTCCGCCAATGGATTGCGATTCTATGAAGTGTTGAAATCCTCGCAAGGCGCAAGGAAACAGCCATTGCTGATTTCCATCTCATCTGCGGGATATGTGAACGAAGGTGTGTATGACGAGCTTTACAAGAGAGCTACAAGGCTCCTGAAAGGCGATTCGAGGGAAAAGCGATTCCTTCCGATCATCTATCAGATTGACGACATCAAGAAGTGGGATGATGCCAATGAGTGGCAGAAATCGAATCCAAATCTGAATGTGTCGGTCTCTATCGATTATCTATTGGAAGAGTTGGCAATTGCGGAAAACAGCATCTCCAAGCGAAACGAGTTTATTTGCAAATATCTAAACGTGAAACAATCTGCAAGCCAAGCGTGGTTGAAATCAACCGATGTGGAAAAGGCGTGTGGCGCTCCCATTCGCTTGGAAGATTTCAAAGAATGCTATGCGCTTTGCGGGATAGATCTCTCTCGCACCACAGATCTCTCCGCTGTGATGTTCTTAATTCAGAAGGATGGAATTATCAACATCACAGGTCAATTCTATCTGCCATCGGAGCGGATATCGGAGGCATCTGCAAGAGACAATCTTCCTTATGAGGCATATGTCGAGCGAGGCTTTTTGAAGCCTTCTGGAGACAATGTCATCGATTACCAAGATTGTTATGACTACATACAGAAGATGGTGCGAGACTATCACATCTATCCATTGATGACGATATATGACCGATACTCGGCACAATATCTCATCAAGGATTTGGAGGCATCTGGATGTTTGACGGATGATGCACACCAAGGATTCAACATGACTCCAGCCATCCGACAATTCGAGGGAATGCTGAAGGACGGAAAAATCAACATCGGAGACAATGACCTGCTGAAGGTGCATTTGCTAAATGCTGCGCTTCAGAACGAAAAACAGACTGAACGAGTCAAGCTCGTGAAATTGGCGCAGAACGACCACATTGACGGAGTGGCTGCCATTATCGATGCGATGATTGGCAGAGACAAATATTGGGCAGAGTATGGCTCACGACTGGAGAATAATGCGAGGTAGACATGGGATTACTGGATAAGATTTTCCCGAACAAAGAAAAAGAGAGACAGCGCTTGTGGGCAGAGGAAACGTACTTCAAGACTCTGACTGCTTATGCGCCCAAATTCTCGACATGGGATGGATGCATCTATGAATCCGAATTGGTGCGAGCATCTGTTGATGCGGTTGCGAGGCGCTTTTCGAAACTGAATGTGAAGATTGAAGGCACAGCCAAGCCAATATTACAAACGCAATTAAAAAAGGCTCCAAACAGTTTTCAGACATGGAGCCAATTTTTATATCGTTTGGCGACAATCTTGTACATTCAGAACAATGCGGTGATTGTTCCAATTATCGACAAGACTGGAGAGCTGGCTGGCATCTATTCAGTGCTTCCTGAAAAATGCTCGATTAAGCAATGGAACAATGTCCCATATTTGAGGCTTGAATTCGCAGACAGACAATTCGCAGCGGTGGAGTTGGAGAGATGTGGAATCGTGACGAGATTCCAATATCGCTCCGACTTTTTTGGCGATAAAAATCACGCTCTGAAATCCACCATGGAATTGATTGACTTGCAGAATCAGGCAATCAAAGAAGGCGTGAAGAATTCCGCCACAATCCGCTTTATCGCCACATTGGGAAACTTCTCCAATGCCGAGGATTTAGCGGATGAGAAGAGAAGATTCGTTGAGGCGAATCTCCATGCATCCGATGGCGGAGTGCTGTTGTTTCCCAATACATACAAGGATATTCGACAGGTTGATTCGAAGCCATTTGTGGTGGATGCCGAACAGGAGAGGCTTATTCAAGAGAATGTCTTCAATTATTTCGGAGTCAACGCCAAGATTCTTCAAAACTCTGCCGACTCGGATGCGGAGAATGCATTCTATGCGGGCAATTTGGAATGGTTGGCGATTCAAACATCCGAGGTGCTGACGAAGATGCTCTTTTCCGATAAGGAGAAAGCCTTTGGCACACACATCGAATTGAATTCGAATCGCATTCAGAACATGGCAATGAAGGACAAGATTGAATTCGTCAAAGCCATGCTCGACAGAGGAATCCTGAAGATTGACGAAGTGCGAGACATCTTCGGATACGATGCATTGCCTGATGGTCAAGGCGATGTCACTCCGATCAGAGGAGAATTCCACTTCGTAGAACAAACAAATGAGATTGACTCACAGGAGGAGGACAACAATGCCGATAGTCAATGAGAGAAAATATCGTGCCATGCCTCTGATGGCTGGCGTTGCGGATGCAGAGAATCAATTTTTGGTGAGAGGCTATGCCACCACATTCTCCGATCCGTATGTGCTATTCACTTTCGAAGGGAAAACCTATTACGAGGAAATAGCGCCCGATGCAATCGATGAACGGACAGATATGTCCGATGTGATATTTCAGTACGACCATCAAGGAATGGTATTCGCTCGTATGAGCAACAACAGCCTTTCCATTGCATGTGATGACCATGGTCTGTTGGTCGAAGCAGATTTGAGTCGAACAGCGGATGCTCGAAACATGAAAGAGAATATCACATCAGGAATGGTCAAGGACATGTCGTGGGCATTCATCGTGGATGGGCAAGAATTCGACAAGGATACATTGACGAGAAAAATCACGCACATCAAGAAGATTTTCGATGTCTCTGCGGTGTCGATTCCTGCGAATCCGAATACGGAGATTGGTGCTGCCCGCTCTCTTCTCGATGGAGCTGTCGAGAGAGACATGCAGGAGGTGCTTGAGATGGAAGCATCAATTGACGAAGAAATCAGAAAACAAGAATCCAAACGCAAGTTGATTCAGATTCTAACGAATCTGTAGGAGGAGAAAAAATCATGGATTACAAAACAATGGAATCCGCTGCACTGGAAGCTCGCAAGGCAGAAATTGCGGTGGAGACAGAGCGCGAAGGCGCTGACTTGGATGCTCTTCTCGAAGAAGTGAGAGCAATCAACGAGGAGCTTGAGGCTCGCAAGGCTGAAGAAGCAAAAAAAGTAGAGCTTCGCGAAATGGTCGCTGTGCAAGACGCAGGCGAGACTGTCGATGAAGTTGAAAGCAATCAAGAAAACAGAGGAGAAACCGAAGAAATGGAAATTCGCAATTCTAAAGAATATATCGATGCATTCGCCAATTATCTGCGTACAGGTCGCGATGACGAATGTCGCACATTGTTGACAGAGAATGTCACTGGTGGCACTGTTCCTGTGCCTGAATTTGTCGAGGACGTCATCAAGACTGCTTGGGAGCGTAGCACACTGATGCAGCTCGTCCGCAAAACGTATCTGAAGGGCAATCTGAAGGTTGGCTTCGAGATTTCTTCTTCCGATGCAGTTGTTCATGTAGAAGGCTCTGGTGCCATCGATGAAGAGAATCTGCAATTGGGCATTGTCAACCTGACAGCCAATTCTATCAAAAAGTGGATTTCTATCACTGACGAAGTTGAAGATTCCACCGAGGACTTCATTCGTTACATCTACGATGAGTTGACCTATCGCATCGCAAAGGCTGCCGAGAAAGCATTGCTGCAGAAGATTGCTCTTTCTCCTGAAACCTCCAGCGCAAATGCTCCCGCTGTCGCAAAGGTGACCGTTGCCGATTCCTTGAACATGACTGCTCTCATTGAGGCACAGGGCAAATTGAGCGGTGACGCACAGGACATGACTCTCGTGACCACTCGCGCCTTGGCAGCTGGTCTGCGCTTGGATGCGCTTTCCGCATCCTATGCATACGATCCGTTTGCGGGCATGCGTGTAGTGTACAGCGATTCTATGCCCGAAGGCGTATTGGCAATTGTCGGAGACTTCGGTTATGGCGCACAGGCAAACTTCCCGAACGGAGAAGAAATCCGCATCAAGAAGAACGACTTGTCTCGTGCAAAGGAAGATGTCGTGGAATACATCGGTCGTCAATTCGTTGGCTTGGGTGTTGTCGCTCCCAATGCATTCTGCCAAATTATCGAAGGAAACTAATTAACAAATGGAAGGGAGCGGAGAAATCCGCTCCCATTCTTTCCACTTTAGGAGGAATGTAGACATGCTTGAAACTGTGAAACTGGCGATGCGAATCACCACAGACGCTTATGATGCCGAGATTGCTCGACTCATCGAAGCTGCTGTTGGAGACTTGGCAATTGTCGATGTGGAAGCGACCGTTGATACGACTGATCCATTGCTGATTCAGGCGATTGTCACATTCTGCCGACTCCACTTCGGCACTCCCGAAGATTATGACAGACTTCAGAGGTCGTATGACGAGCAGAAGGCTCAATTGATTTCCAATCGAAATTATGGATTGAGAGGATGGGTTTCCAATGATTAGAGCAGATGTAATCACTCTCATCAAGGAAGAGCCACATGGTGTCTTTGATTCCCATACTCCGAAAGGTCGGCAAGTATATGCCGAAATCAAATCGGTGAGGATGTCCGAATTCTATAAGGCGCTGAATGAAGGCATCGAGCCAACATTCGTCTTCACCATGACAGATTATGCGGATTATGACGATGAGAAGCTGTGCGAATACAATGGCGAGCTTTATGACATCATCAGAACGTATGTGAAGAATCAATCCATCGAATTGACTGTCAGAAAGCATGAGGTGAATTCATGACATTGAATGATTTAGGAAGTGCCTTGAAGGCGATTCAGGTGAATGATAAGCCTCTGAAATTCGCAGCCTATGGATGGGCATCTGCTCCGACAGGCTCCTATGGCGTTTATGGTCAATATGGTGCCGACCAATTCGAAGCCAATAATCGATATGGTGAGTCTCTGATTCGTGCCGATGTCGATTGGTATACGAGGACGGATGATGAGGTTGAGAAGGATGCCATCGAGGCATGCTTCAAGGAGCTTCAGGATTCAAATGCCTTCGCATGGTATCTGAACACTGTCCAGTACGAAGAGGACACAGGCTTCATTCATTACGAGTGGAATGTGGAGTTGTTGTGATGAGTACGATAAGCCTTAAAGATTTGGACAAGGTCATCGACAACATTGAATTGGCGAGAGGCAAGTGGGAATCCGCTGCCAAACAAGCCTTGTGGGAGGGAGCCAATATCGTTGCGGATCAGGTGAGAGCCAATCTTGAAGCAAAGGTCAAAGGTGGCAATGGAGATCTTGCGAGGTCACTGTATGTCGGAAAGATGAATACAAGAGGACAAGCCACAGTTGATACAAGAGTTGGCTTCATTGGATACGACAGAAATGGTGTGCCAAATCCGCTGAAGGCTGCGGTGCTTGAAAGTGGGAGAAGCGACCAAAAAGGTCGTGCAAAGACGAAGTTTTTCTCAAGTGCGGTGAATGCCACAAAAGGCAGAGCAAAAGAGGCAATTGCAGAAAAACTGAATGAATATTACGAGAATTTATTAGGAGATTAAAAATGGTAGGTACTGGTTTATCTTTTCCGTATGTTGCTCTCTACAACAATGAAGGCGGAACAATAACCTATGCAAATGGGATGAAGCTCGGCAGAGGTGTCGAGATGTCCTACGAGGCGGAGACTTCCGATTCCAACATCTTCTATGCGGATAACCGAGAGGCAGAGATTGTCGGTGGTCGTTTTTTGAGTGGAACGCTGACTGCCGAAATTGATGGTCTTGAGACTGCTGCGAAGAAGTTGGTCTACGGATTAGGCGATGCATCTCGCACTGTCACTGTCGGTCAAGAGACTGTCGAGCTTCTTGGCATGCAAGGCGCAGAGCCTCCTTTCGTTGGTGTCGGCTACATTGAGCGGACGCAGATGGAAGGTGTCGTTGGATATTATCCTGTGATCCTTCCCAAGGTGAAATTCGCCATCAGCGGACGCACTGCGCATACACAGGAAGAGGATATCGACTGGCAGACTCAAACGCTCGAAGGCACATTTTATCGTGATGATTCCGCGAGTGCCGACTGGCTGTTAACTTCCGAGACTCCGTATGCAACAGAGGCGGAGGCAGAGGCTGTTATCAAGGCATTCTTGAATGTTGCCTGATTAGCAATTTTGGAGGAGTAATAAATGGCTACATACACACTATTCGGTAAAGAGTACGAGCTTGTTTGCACTGTGGACGCATTGTCCAAGTTGACTGCCGAGGTCAATGGCGATGTGTCCAAGATTGGCGACAGGCTCACAAGTGGCTCTCTTGTTGAACAGTTAGAGGCTGGAATTGAATACTTGGGCATCTTCATACAAGCAGGCGTTGACCGAGAAAATGTCAAGCGCATGTTGCTCGGACAAGAGAAGTTGAACGAGCATATTCCGACCATCGAAGAGCTGAAACAAGCCATCACACTGGACATGCTTGAAGATGTCATGATTGCCATTACGAATGCGATCAACGAGTCTCAAAAACGCCAAGTGGAGGACAAGGAGCCAAAAAAAACGAACGCCGAGTGATTCGTGTTACGGTCACTTGGCTTATTTTCAATGGCATGAGACTTGGGCTCTCCAAAGCGGAGAGCCTTGTCTCTACTCAAGGAGAGATTCTTGACTTGATTTCTTGTGACAATATCCTTCATGGGGCAGAACAAAGAATCAGGTTAAACTCACGACAATTACGAGAACAGCGGAGGAGAGAAGGTGGCAGGTGCATCGATAGGCGTTAAGCTTGCTGTGGAAGGCGGTGGCGCATTCAGGAGTCAATTGAATGCAGCGTCCGCAGCTGCAAAGCAAGCATCAGCGTCATTCAAAGAATTATCATCCTCTTTCGATAAAGGAGATTCCTCAAGTAAACGTGCGCAAGAATCCGTCAGAAGCTTGTCGCAAGTGCTTGATGCGTTGAAAACAAAGCAAAGTGTAATCTCCGCAGAATACGCAAAACAGCAAGCCAAACTGTCCGTGTTAGCGGATGAATTGGCAAGAGCCAAAGAGGAATATGGCGAGAATTCCTCCGAGGTGCAGAAATTAACAAATCAATACAACAATCAATCCGCAAGAGTGTCCAAACTCGGTGCGGATCTCGCTGAAGTTAATACACAGATAAACGAGACGAGCCAACAAATGCAAGAGGCTTCAGGCTCCTCCAGCAAGTGGCAGACTGCGTTGAGCGGTCTTGGCAAGGTGGCAAAGACTGTCGGTGTTGCGACAGCAGCCATCGCCACAGCAGCTGCTGGCATTGCCATGAAGGTGGGCAAGGAAGTCGTTGGTGCCTATGGCGAATTCGAGCAGTTGGAAGGCGGTGTCTCGAAGATATTCGGTGCCGAGAATCTCGATGCTGTTGTCGGCAATGCGAGAGATGCATTCAAGACTGTCGGCATCTCCGCCAATGAGTACATGTCCACAGTGACAAGCTTTTCCGCTTCCTTGATTTCTTCAATGGGCGGAGATACTGCTGGAGCTGTCTCGGTGGCAGATAGAGCATTGCGAGACATGTCCGACAATGCCAACACATTTGGCACAGACATCCAGTCTATTCAGAATGCATATCAAGGATTCGCCAAAGGCACATACACCATGTTGGATAACCTCCGACTTGGCTATGGTGGCACACAGGCGGAAATGCAAAGGCTAATCAAAGATGCCTCGCAGATGACGGATGTTCAGGAGCAATTGGGCATCACAGTCGATGGCTCATCTATGTCCTTCGAAAACATGATCAATGCCATTTCTGTTGTTCAGGCGAACATGGGCATCATGGGCACCACATCAGCGGAGGCGATGGGCACCATCCAAGGCGCATCGAGTATGTTGCAAGCATCTATCCAAGACTTGTGGTCTGCGCTTGGTGGTAGCGGTCAGAATGTCGGTGAGGCGCTCGGTAACATCGTGTTGTCTTTTCAGGCGCTTGTGGACAACATCAAGCCAGTGCTTATGCAAATCGTCCAGTACATTCCCGAAGTGGTGAATGCATTGGTGCCGATGGTTACATCGATGTTGCCAGAGCTGATAACAGCTGCAACAGATGTATTCAACGGAGTATTGGAGGCACTGGTGGCAGCGCTTCCGATGTTGATTCCTGTTGCCACAGATGCATTGCTAACAATAGCGGATACATTACTGGCGAATCTTCCACAGATTATCGATGCAGCGATTCAGATTATCGTCAGCCTCGTCACAGGATTGGCGAATGCAATGCCTCGGTTGATTGGCTATGTGCCGACCATCATTTCTTCCATTGTAAGAGGCTTGATTTCCAATCTGCCTCAAATCATGTCGGCAGCCATTCAAATTATGGCTCAATTGATTGCAGGCATTTTCTCGATGGCAGGTCAGGTGTGGAATTCGGCAAAGAACATCGGCAGAAATATTTGGAGCGCCATCAAGGGATTCGCAGGGCAGATGGCATCCGCAGGACGAGACTTGATGATGGGCTTGGTGCAAGGTATTGCATCCGCCATCGGCTCGGTTATCAGCGCGGTTGTGAATGCTGCCAAAGGTATCCTCGGAGCGGTCAAGGGAGTATTCGGCATCGCATCTCCATCAAAAGAGACTGCATGGATGGGCGAGATGTTGGCGCAAGGCTTGGCGGACGGAATCACGGATAATGTCAAATTGGTCAACAGAGCGTGGAGCGGAATCACTTCCACTTTCGGCACAATGTCCTTGAATGCGGGCAGTGTCGGTCGGTACATTGGCGGAAGCACATTCAACATTTATCAGAGAGAAGGCGAGAATGGCGCAGCACTGGCTCGCAGAATCAATCGTCAGTTAGGAGCAGTATATGAATGAACGAAGATTCAAGTTGATAAATGGACATGGCGAGGAATTCCGTCTCAATCAGTATGGATATGCATGGTTGCATGATCCCGATGGACTCGGTTGGGCGCCAAATGTCGAGAACGTGTCTGTGGGCAATGCATTCGTTACAATCAAGCATTTGGTGGAGGCACCACAGCCAACAGGCGAGATTATCTTCATCAATTACGAAGCGTATCAGAAATTCCTCGATTTCATTCAAGTGGGCAACACTGTCCTTGCCTATATGCCGATTGGCACATGGCGGTATTTGGATTGTGTGGTGCAGATTGAGAAATCGGAAATTAAGCCTGAAAATGACAGACTCATTTGTCCAGTGACATTCATCGCTCGGTCGTACTGGTACGAATCTGTGCAAGTGTACACTGCGACAGGCGAGGTGTTGGATTCAGACAAGAAGTATGCCTACAATTACGAATACACTTACGGAGACACTGGATCAGGCACAGTGACTATCCACAATGGTCAATTGCCTTCTTATTTCAAGCTCTCCATCATCGGTGAGGCTATCAATCCTCGTTATCGTGTATTCAAGGGCGGTGAGCTGTACAAAGAAGGAAGAATCCTTGCCACCATTCCCGCAGGTCGGAAATTGGTCGTGAACACACATCCGTCCGCAATGGAGATTGCCGAGTACACATTGGCAGATGAATTCGTCCAAGACTTGTATGGCGCATCGGATTTCTCCACAGAGCGGATTTTCGAGCTTCCATCGGGAACAAGTGTGGTGGCATTCTTGGATGATTCGTTGAATGTCACACAGGGATATGTCGAGGTGAAGAAACGTGTCTAATTTCTACCAAGTTGAGATATTCAATGACCAATTCGATTTTGTATCCGCCACATCGGTGGACATCTCGCAAAATATAGAATTGGATTATCTGACATTTAATTCATACAAGATTACGACACTGCCAATCGAGGTGGAGAAGGGTTGCTTCATCCATATCACTCAAGAGAATGAATTGGTCGCTGATGGAATGGTGGCGGATGTTCAGCCTGAAGATGGCTTGATTACCATAACCATCCGTCCGTTGCAAGCCTTGTTCGACATCGATGTGTACTATTCGGCAGTGTCCGATTGCATCACATGGATTGCCACCAACATTGGCGCTCAATTGGCAACAAATGCGGATGCCTTGCAGAATAGACCAATTGATATCACATACACCACAGCATCGGAGAATCTTCCGCTGACAGGCTACAATTTCAATGCCACAGTGAACATTCTATCGGTAATTGGCAATGCGCTGAAAACCTATGGAGTGGTGTGCGATACATATTTGGATTTGGTCAACAAGAGAATCAAATGCAACATCTATGCCAATGCGGATGCCAAAACGCTTGAGGCGGATTTGGACAATGTGTTGGGCAAGGAAGTGACCATTGGCGATTCCTATGGCGCAGCCAACAAGTTGACCATTCAGAAAATCCAAGCGGAAGATGGTGTGAAAACTGTCCTCGGTGATGTCACATATTATCTCCACTCGGATGGCACTATTTCGGATGTGAATTCGGACAGAATCACTCCAGTCTTTTATAAACTGGAGCAGATTGAGTTGGGCTCTGATGAGACTGTTGCCGAATGGGAGGCGAAAGCCTATGCCAAGGCGGTGGAGGTGCTGTCTCCGCAGAAGTATGATAACGAGATTGTCTTGTCCTACCATCGGGATGATAAAATCGCCATGCCAATGGAAATGACCATCGGCACAGCCACCACCATCTATGTGGATGGCATTGCCTACTCGTCCATTCTCACTGGTCGGAGCATCAATGGGAATGTGGTGACACTGACATTCGGAGCGGTACGGACAGAGCTGACGAAGAAGCTCATTCTTCAGAAGGGCAACACTGGCACCATCACTGCGGTGATGAATCAGATTTCTCCGCAGTTATCCGAGATTTATCGGTTAATTGGAAGCGCTGGCAAAGTAGTGTATGCCTCTCCGACAGAGTTGGGATTGTCGGTTGGATGCACCATTGAAGAGGTCCTAACAACAATGCCGAAAGGCACATTGGCGGTGCTGACTGTCAACGATTTAGGCGCTGGTGAGGTGCCAATTTCGTATTCCACAGTATTCATTGCAAAGAATCAGAATACTCGTGCGGTTATCTTAGCGGTAAGCAAAGACGGACGAACGATTTATTCGAGAAATGATGAAAGTAATACTTGGACGAAAGTCATGTTGCAGAATCAGACCACATTCACGCCAACAAGAAACACCACCAATGTGACATCGACTGGCGCTGGATTAAGGTTTCGAAAACAAGGAAACCTTGTGATTGCAAGCTTCCAAGTCCAGTTGAAAGCTGGTCTTACGAATGGCAACATTCTTTACACTGACATGCCAAAGCCTGTTGACGCTGCCGTCATGTTCACATTGAACACTTCAGGTGGCAGAGGCTACAGAGCTGGAATCAATTCCGATGGCGAGGTCTATTGCTATGGCTCGTTTTATTCCTCGCAAGACTGGTATGCAGGCTCGATTGTCTATTTCACAAGCGATTAAGG